TAGATACCTCAGTAACATCCGAAGCAAACCCATTTAATAAAGATGCACTACCTGTTAATGTACCAGTTAAACCTGTTGAGAATGTTTTTTGTCCCGCAATAGTCTGCGTTCCTGTTGTTATTAAACCTCTAGCAGTTGCACTTGCACTCGGAATATTAAACGTATGCGTATCTGTTGCGCTTGAAATATTAAAGTCAGTTCCACTTGTGCCAACCGCAAAATATTGTGTTTGTTTGGTTAGTCCGTTTAATGCCTGTATTCCTGTGGTGAACGTAGTAATGACTTGACATAGATGACTATTCTCGGTATGTAACGTGATTGTTCTACCTGAATGAGTAACATAAATTCTTATTGCAAGTCTATCGGTAGCCGCTAAAACTGTTTCGGGAACTGCTAAACTTGAAAAGTATGGATTTATAGTTGTGCCAAAAGCAATCAACTCAGGCGTTGCCGAACTACTCGCAATTAAAGTAAATGTAGTTCCATTGTATTTGTATAGTTCAATATAAAACGAAGGAGAACCACCACCAGAAGAAGCACTAAAATAAGTTTCAAAGTTCCAATAAGGCATTAGGGTCATTCGCATCAGTTATGAATTGAGCAATGTAACCATCAGCACCAATACTAAAATCTGTACCTGCACCAAATACAGGTGTTTTATTCATTTCGTAGTAGGTATTACCTACAAATGTTCCCTGATTAATTGAACCATTAAGATAATAAGATACCGAAGAACCACCGCCTCCTCCGCCTGTTGGGAAATCAGCTAACTGTCCATCACCACGAATGTATTGAGATGCAACACCCGCTGCGGTTACTGCTAAAGTGCCTGAACTTGTTATAGGTGAATTAGCTACGTTAAAAGCCGATGGCATTGTTAAACCAACAGAGCTAACCTTACCATTTAGCTGATTCTGCACTTTGCCAAATGCTTGTAATATGGTATCGGTTGACGCAATAGCGCCTCCTGTGACCGATAAGCCTGTCAATAGTTTACTAGTCACTCTAGCATCTGTCACAATACCTCCGACAGTTGTTCTATACGCTATTTGATTGCCTGTAATGGCAATAGGTATTATATTAGCATCCGTTACCGAACTCGGTAATGCCGTAAAATCCTTTAAATAAACTCCATTAATTACTGGCATATCTTTTAATTTACAAATACATACAATCCACCACCATTATCAACATAAACATCCTCATCCTGCGCCCAGACATTATAATCTAGAGCTGCATTTACTATTGCTCCATATCCGGTAATAACTCCTGTAAATTTAACAAAATCCTCTGATGTTCCGCTAATCTCTAAAGATTCCAAAAATCCCTCACCTGCATCGCCCTCATTCGTATCTGTGTTTAGCATTGACCAGTCCATAATCTGTCTTGACCTGCCTAAATCTTTTAACTGATCCCATCCTATTATAGCTTGATCTGTCGAATAAACAGCCTCAAAACTTATAGAATAAGAATGCAACTGAGGTAACTGCTTTTGAGCCATGTCTTGCGTAGATTTGCAGGTCTTAATAAAGCTAATACTCTCAGCTAAATTATTACTCAGCAAACACCCGACTGGCGTATCATTTATATAAAGCATTAAATCAGTCATAGCCTGTAATATTACCACTAAATTTAATAAAATCTTGCACCTCCCCTACTATCTCTAAATTCTCTATAAATCCTTGCCCTTGCTCACCCTCTATGCCATCGCCTGTAATTTCCCAATCTATCTTAACTCTTTCAAGCGATTTTAAGCCTGTCCACGACATTATATTATTTTCGGTAGTCATAACACCCTCAAAGGGTATTGAGTAAGTGTAGATCCTACCTAATTGAGTTAGTCCGCCTGACTGTGAAGTCTTGCACGTTGCTAGAAAAGAAATCTGCTCAGATTTACTTACAGAGATTAAACAACCTACAGGAATATTGTTTATAAATAACATCATGGCGTTCCTTTTACTGTTACTTTTGTTGTCGCACCATAATCTGGCGTTAGCGTATAATCCAGAGCAATTTCGTCATCTACTATTCTACCTAAAACTGCTTTACAGATGTTCTGCTGCAAGTCATAGTTAAGGCTTAAATTCATAAAGTAACCCTCTATTAAATTAATTGACCACCTCTGAACAGGATTAAAATATCCAAATATAGAACCTTCAAATCTAACAAATGGTCCTGCATATAGCCTTTGTTTTTCTTCAACTGCTATGCGTAAAAATGCTTTACTACTTTCATATGGAGTAGCTAAAATACTCTCAGATATTCCTCTGCGATTCCATAAACTTGTTAGCGTCGTTTGGTTTGCTTGATAAATTCCGCTTAGATATAAATTTGATGTTGTATCGCCATTAAACAGATTAACAGTTTGTGGCACAAAAGTAAACTTGCCTGTTTGTGTAGCCGTATGCATTTCACCAATAGGATCCTCTGTGCCTATGTTAGGAATTATACTTGCTGATCTATAAGTAATAAATAAATCAATAGATGGAGGTATTAAATCCTCACGTGCTTCGTATAGTCTAATAGTTAGGTTTCCTGTAATTGGCGCTCTACGTGCAGTAATACTCATAGCGCCCTCATAGTATTGTAAAGTCAAGCCGTTTATTCTAGTATCATTTACACCCCATTCGCCAGTCTGGTCTAAATACCATGTTGTTGATCCATCAGTTAGCATAACTCTAGCACTTGGTCCGTCTGATATATAGTTATAATAACTCATCTTAAACACCACCATATCGCCCTCTGTAATTGGCGCAGGTGTAATGTTTTCAATATACTCATAAGGACCAGGCGATGCAGTTACATTGCCCAATTTAGCGCCACCGGCAGAATCTTCTGTAAGTGGTAATAAAACATTACTCTTTGCCCAATCTGTAAAAGTTATGCCATTCCATCCAACAAATTCTGGATTTACAATCAAAGAGGTTACAAAACCATAAAGAAATGACATTGACGCATTTTTATAAGGTCTGTCTATCATTTTCATCTGATCTGTATTGATATGAAAATAAGGAGCTGCAATTACGCCCTCACTTTCACCACCTAAAACTAAATCTAAATTCTCTGTTAATGTAGATTGATCATAAACCCTGTAACCCTCTAAATATCTTCTAAAAGTCAAACTGCCATCTACGGCTAACTCCGTTGGTCTATAAATAAACCACTCGCCAGAACTTTGTACTAATACGGCAGTCCATAACTCTAAAACAGATCTAAGAACCTCCTCGCAACTCATAGGGTTAAACTGGTCATCCTTTAAAAACCTTTCACTATTTACATAGCATTGATCTAGCGGATCGTAGGTATCGCCTTGCGTCATGCTATCTTCAAAGATATTAACACAAGTATTTAGATACAATGCAGGTGCTTCTAACCTTACCAAACAAGCCTGTATGACTTCTATAAAAGTTTGTTTACCTAGATAGAAATTTCCATCATTCTGTACATAAGACAGATTTTTTAGCAACCCTATTCCATCAACCGCATTCACAGAGATAACATAAGGCGGAAATGTAAAAGACTCCTGACATCCATCTGGAATAATAAAGCCTTGCCAGATTAAATCCTCAAAGCCTCCAGGACTAACATAACAAACACCATTTGCATTTGCATACGCTTGTCCCTCTGCCGTAAATCCGCTATCAGCATCTGCTAGAGCCTGAGCTGCTGCCTGACTTGTTACGCTATTGTAATTTTTAGTAAAGACCTCTAAAGAACCCTCACCAGATGCGCATGATGTTTCAAAAACCGCTGAACGGATAGCGGTATATTCTGTAGCTGAATGAGTACTTTGCAAAAAAACATTTATATCAGTTGTAGGTATAACAGTTGTATCCATTGCAAAAGGGAATATGACAGACCTTTTAGTTGGTATTCCTGTAATTTCTAAATTAACACCATTATTACCTGATGTCGATGTGTAACTAAATGATTTAATTAAAACAGTATCGCCACGATTAATATTAAATGATCCGGATGCACTATTAAACTGATTGACTATCTGAACACCATTTACCAATATCTCTAAGTTTGCATCAACTCCTGATATATCTTCTTCTAATTCCCAGTTAATAATTAATGTATTCGGAGTTTCTTTGCGATAAATTTGCACCATGAACTCACGCTCATTCTCGGTATACAAATCCTCTAGCTCAAAGTCCTCAGTTGCTATTAAATTTAACGTACATTCAGATCCGATAATAGGCTCTAGCTTATTACTTGATGTATTCTGATAGTTAATCTGTATAGGGTTTTGTTGAGCCTGTATTTCAGTAGCTGCCCCTGCATAATCTAACTGCGAGATACTGCACAAATATTCATCTGGCAACCCATCAACAATCCGAGTATCTCTGTCGCTATAAAAGGTAAAATAATATTTTTGGGAATAACTCATGGTCCGAATCTCTGTAATTTAGCACCTGCTCTGTTTAACACACCGATTAAGTTAGTACCTGAAATCTCAAATACAACACGACCACCGCCAAAATCCTGAGCAGATCCTGCCGCACTTGTGCTGATTGTAGATGATGCTTGTGGTATAGGTGCCTGTTGTTTCTTTTTAAATAAAGATGCAATCCCTGCTATTGCAGCAACTCCAGCTAAGATAGGTAACAATGGACTAGCAGCAGCAGCCGGAGCTAATGCAGCAGTTGTGGTAGCTGCCGTTGTAGTAGCAGCAGTAGTTACAACTGGCGCAACTTTTTTGCCTATACCTAGCAATGTGCCAATGCCACCTAATATTCCACCGCCTCCAGTTTTTTTGCTATCGGTAAAATCTTTACCAGAGCTAGTCTTTAATAAACTTGTTACTTGCCTTGCTGCATCACTAGCAATTACTGAAAGTAAAGTATTTAATAATGCTTTGCCTAAACTATCAAATGATAGCTTACCATTCATTAATATATCATTAAAGAAAGTTTCAAAGTTAGTCTGTAATTTAGGCAATAATTGCTCATTGACATATATCTGAAAATCGGTTAATCCTAATTTTAAGGTATTGCCAAAATCTTTTGCAATTACTGGCGATGTAGCTGCTAATCCCTCACCTATTCCAACTGCTGCATTTACGCCAACTTCCTTGCCTTGAGCCTTTATTTGATCTGGGCTAATAGCTAATAATTGAGTTTGTAGTTTCTTAATAATACTGCTATCAGCAGTAAATCCAATACTGATTAAGTCATTAATTGCTTTTTTTAATGCCGCTACTCTTTCCTCATTACCTTTGCCAAAAGTTATAGAAAAATCCGCTCCAATCTGCTTAAAATCAACGCTTAAAGCTTTAAGTATGTCGGATGTTGTTTTTACTTCTTTGTTTAAATTTTTGGGGTTTTCTGGATCAAATAAAATATTACCACCATTTTTGTTTATTAAATCAGTTACAACAGAATCAACTAAACTGATTTGTTTTTCAGTTTCTTTTATATCGTTATTTAATTTTATAACTGCATTATTTGCTTGTGTAAAGTTCTTTGATATTTGAGATGATTCAAAAGCAGCAGCAAGACCTGGCAACGCTTGTCCTTTAGTTTTAACTTTTGAAGTAGCTAAAGTTAAATCCTGTTGTGCTTTCGTTAATTC